TCAAACTCCTTCTGGCGATGATGCGGGACATAGGCATAGGTAACGCTTGTCATATCGGCCTCGAAGAAATGGGCGCTCAAGAGCGCCCATCATATCAATAAGATTTGTCTCTGTTAATCAGGTCGGCCACTACCGTGTCTGGTATCGTGAATTTTGGCTTCTCCCTTGGAACGATCCTGTTTTCTTCCTTCTGCTCGGAGAAGTGCGCCGCAAAAGCAAGATAGCTGATGCCGTCGACATAGTTGTCTTCGTAGTCGGGGCGCTCAGGAATGCGTCCAAGCTTCGTGCATAGCAGCATGATCGCCACATCACGCGGCGTGATATCCTTATCCAGCATCACAGAAGCGATCTTGGCGATCCTGTAAAAGCACTGATCAGGACTTCCATATTGCGACGCCCTGTCTCCGATAACGCTTGCAGATGCACGCATAGTCTCATCATATCGCATATCAATCTCCTTTATATGGACCGAGAACCTTTATCTTTCCGACGTATCTATGGTTGATGGCGACAGGTCCGCGGGAATAGTATTCACCATCCACGCGATCCTTGTAGAACTCCTCAACAATAATGAAGTCATTTGTTGATAGAGCTTCGACAAGCGCATCAAGGCTTTGAGCCGGGTATTCGGCATTGACCTGATGAACCGAATTGCCGGAGTAGGACGGCATATTTAACGTCAGAAGGAATCTCATATATCTCTCTCTTGTGAGTGGCGCGGGCAGATAGAGGCCAAATCCACCCGCGCCATATCAAGGCTGCGGACCAACGCAGCCCTGATTCAGTTAACCGAAGTCATCTTCATCAAAGGAAGTCGGCGCAGACACCCGGGTCGAACCCGTAGACGGCGCAGATCCATAGGCAGCAGCGGCGGGGGCCGGGGACGGCGACGAACTACGTGGCGTGTAAACAAGATCCTCGGGACGATTGACCCATCCGGTGATCTCGAAAACAGGCACATAGTTCGTCGACTTCTTCTGCCCTTCCCCAGAAGTCTCCGCGACCGTGTCGAGAAGAGATACGATCGGCAGCTTGCCAGGATTGGCTTTGGCGCCCTCCTGATAGTCTGCAAACAGCTTACGCACGCCCTTCATGAAAGCGCGGGCATTGGATGCAAGCTCGCGAACATCGCCGCCGTTATCCTTCGACAACTTGATCACGAAGCGAACGCCACGCTTGAAACCTTCGCCGGGCGACTCTATCGGCGTTCCGTCCGCCATACGCGACATATTGAAAACAGGCGCAGCGCCGACAGGAAACATAATCCAGCCAGCCTCAGCGTTTTCCATGTCAAAGATCGCCTTGAAGCTGCGCGTGATATCAACCTCATTGACGCCATCGGCTCCCTTATCCCGCTTCGAAACACGACCCGCGCGAGCATCATATTTGATGATCGGAAGAAAATTCGCCCCGGAGGTCTCCGTGAAGAACGAATCAAAATTATAACCAGACATTTGTTTCTCCTTTGCGCGACGATCTGGCTCGTCGCTTGCCTTCGCCCGTTACGGGCAAACCATTCTGCGAATGCTTTGAGCTTCGCAGCAAACCATTCTGCGAACGCCCTAAGCTTCGCAGCGTAATCTACAGCATGCTCGGATGAATGTTCTCAAGCTGCTCCAATATCTCATCTACCATCTCGACAACGACGATGCCGTCCTTGCCGCCAAAGCTGATATGCGACCCATAGTCTTCACCAGGGAGAATACAGGCGATACGCCTCGCGCTTATCAAAACGCCGGCTACATCCTCATCACCCTTAAGCGAGAGAGAAAGATAGCCAAACTTGTTTTCCGGCATGACCATCATGTCAAATCCCCCATATATCCCATGCCATTTTGCGCGTGTCAGGATCGGAAAAGTAGAAGGAGTCCCGATCGGGCACACAGTATCTAGCAAGAACGCGAGGATCATCAGATATCGACAGAAAGTTCTGTATCGTCAACGCGATGCGTTCGAGCGATTTAACATGCTCCGATATGTTCTCCAGACGATATGTGGCCGCTTTCTTTGGCGTGACGTAGGTAAGTCTGCCATCCACATCGCCGCCCTTCGCCGCACAATATAGGGCAACCTGACGAGCGTGCTTGTTGCTGATTTTCGAGGGGAGAGCATGTGTCGTCTTAAGGTCAATAAGGATCTTCTTGTCATCCCACTGAAGATCATAGTAACCGATGAGCGGCACGGCAAGGTCTTCAACATGATATTCGATCTTGCCCTGCGTCGACGTCGGCTTGCCATAGGCTTTAAGCTCCTCAAGCCCAACCTTGACCATTTCAGGGACGGCAGCGTCTTCCTTGTCGCGGCGAGGATCAACGGACAAAGCCGTCAGCCGCCAGAACTCCTTTGAAGCCACCTGCATGCATTCCTGCACATGGGCGCCTGTCGTCAGGCCGTGGACTATGCCGGCCTCTACAGACGTCCCGCGGTGCGCAGCAGCCCCGACCTCTCCCTTTGTCTTTATGCATTTCTGCATGACAAAAGCAGCCGGCGACGCCTCGAAGAGGTTGCAGGAACTGGGGCTTAGATGTTGGATGCCATAGGCGGAAAACGGATCGTTTTTCATAATCCCTCAATCTCGATTCGAGCCGACAATACAGGGGGGAGGAGCAGATGGGCAACCGTTAACAAAAAAATCTTTTGACACAAAACAGATTCGCCCATAGCCTCAAAGCTCCCGCGATCGGGTGTTGATATTTGAATGGAGATGGAGATGGACAGGCAACTTTTTGTGCTGGGCAATGAAATATGGTCGTCAATATTAAAGGAAGATATTGTCGCTACCGGGAAGAGTATGGTTGATGCTAACATTTATAATTATCCATATAAAGAATTTGACATAATGGCCTTTGGAGAGTCTCGTTACTTGTTTGATTGGATATTCGAATTTGATAGCTATAAAGATTATGACTGGAATAGCCTAAAACAAGATACAAGTATTATGGTTTTTAAATTCCGATATTATGGCCTAAACGGCCCTGAATATAATTATTCAATGGGAATAAAAAGGGGAGGCCAGTGGGTTTATCTTCCAAGAGGATCACATGAATTACTTTCTCAATTTGATGGTGACCACGATAGAGTTCATATAATGAATGATTTAACCGCCGAAGCTATATTGAGCACACTACTGGTGATGTTGGCAACAAGAAACGTAAATAAAGATGTTCTGCATAGTCCAAAAAGATTTAGCGATCCTATGTCAAAAAACGGAATAAAACAGATTAGAAACAAAGATTATAAATACATAACAACCATCAAAATCGGCAAGATCACTGAGACAATGCGCAGCGACGGCGAAAGCCGCGGTCCTGTTCGCGCGCATCTTCGTCGCGGCCACATTCGCAATCAGCGGTTTGGCGAGGGGCTGAAGGAGATAAAGCAGATCTTCATTCAACCTGTCTTCGTCAATGCCGATGAGGGATGGATCGAGAACCAGAGAAAGGAGTATCGGGTCAAGATGTAAATGAGGACGCCTTGACAGACTTATGGCGTCCGTCGCATGCTGAAAACGCCTTCCGGAGCACGGGCATAAGCTGCTTCATACCAACTGAGGTTAACAAGATGTTGAATTCGCATGAGATATCGCTTGTGAAGACGTATCTGTCTTTAGGTCACAAGCAGCATGAGATCGCAGCCCACTTTAACGTAAACAGCGGTCGGATCGCGGAGATCGCAACCGGTCGTGTCGGCGCTTATGTCGCGCCGGCAAAGACTGAAGACTGCCCTCCTATTGAGAAAAAGGTCGCGCGATTCTTCACGCCGAAGCAACCCCTTGAAGAGCAAATCTCAATATTTACGGATCTCGTAAATTCTGCGCGTCCAAATGCCCCAGCATATGTGCATTTGATCACGCCGCAGTTGGCAGAGTGGCTGCTTAAAAATCGCAATGGCGGTAATCGACCGAGAAGCAGCAGGAACATTGATCTTTACGCCGAAGCAATGGAGGAGAAAGATTGGCCCGTTACCGGTGCAACGATCATTGTTGGCCGGGCAGGATTTCTACTCGACGGGCAGCATCGTCTTTGCGCCTGCGTAAGATCCGGAGAAAGCTTCATGACCTATGTTGTGTTTGGGATTGATGAAGCAAACTTCACAAGGATTGATACAGGACGTAAACGCACAAATATTGATGCGTTTCACGTCGCCGGTATTCCGAATGCAAGCGCCGCAGCCAAAGCGGCGAGGTGGCTCAAAATTCATTGGGTTAATCCTGAAGACCGTAGTGTCACATATACGAATGACGACCTCATCAAATGGATCAGGAATGAAGGCGGCATAAACATTGATCTGTTCAATGAATGCGTGTCGCTTGCAATCTCTGTAAAGAAAGATTCTAAGCTTCTGAAATGCGAAATGCCGGACGGGCAAATGGCTGCCCTTCTTTACCTCTTCGCAAAAAAAAACAAAAAGCAGATGCTTGAGTTCGCCAACATTCTTCGTGTTGGAAACAAGCAGCCCGCGATCTCGCTTTACGCCTCTATCAAAAAGGTTAAGGGAGATAGCGGAGGCCGCGTAAATGAGGTTCTTCGCAATGGCCGCGTTATTCAGGCGTGGAATCTCTGGCGTGAAGGCAAACGTGTTTCTGAAAGAAACATCAACTACACGCCGCTTTCTGATGAATATCCCCATATCGTCTGATTAACATAATGGGGCGGCTTTGCGGCCGCCCCTCATCACATGAAAGCCTCGACATGACCGCCTATAAAATACATCCGCTTGCGGATCTATTCCCCTTTGCCTCAGAGACCGACTTTGCGACGCTGGTGCAGGACATCAGTCGAAATGGTCTTCTGGAGCCGATCGTCCTTCTTGATGACGCTATC